TCAAACATTGCAAGTAGTGGACCTTTCTTTGGTGCAAAACTTGTTAAAGGTGATAGACAAACTCTGAAAACGTTTTTGTCTGCTGGACTCAATGTAAACTTTGGACTTCAAGTTAAACCACCCGGTATAACACCGGGTTTTACGTTAATGGCAACTGGATTCTGTATGTATTGGGTTGGATCTATTTTCACTCCATTACCTGCAATGCCTCCTATGGTTGCACCTACAACTGGATGTCAAGTTCTTTTTCCTGGAATTCCTGTTGGATTTGATATGGAACTAAAAAGAACGTTTGACAATACCGATGTGGAACAAGCACTAACTGCATTTGCAAACTCACTTGTAAAACACCAATTAACTATCATGGGTATATACAGCGGTCTTGTGCCGTCTGTTCCTTCACCGATACCATTGGTTTTACCGTGGACTGCTATGTTGAGTATTCCCGGTATTTCAATTCCAAGTATAAATCTTGGTGGTGGAGAACCCGATGGAGGAACTGGTGGGGGAACTGGTGGTGGTACTGGTGGTGGTCCAACTCCACCTCAAACGGGAAAAGATCAAGATGGTAATGATATTGAAACCGTTAATGGTCTAAATGACGCAATTGCAAAGGGAGAATCTGATGCAACAAATCAAACACAGGATAAGGTAAATCTAATAGTTGATAACTTAAATCGTATGATAAATGATGCATTGGCTTCGGGTAAGATAATACCAAGAAAGGCTAACGAACTTTTAGCCAGAGCCAATAACATAAAGTCTGGTTTGGCAGATCCTTATTTTGATGCATCAACTGGTTTTGATAACAGTCCAGATGACAAGTATATTGATTACATAAATCTAGGTTCGGATGGAAATCTTAGACCAATAGATGACATTTACGTTAATCAGGATCAAACTACGCAAGAATTCTTTGGTAACATAATACGTCAAAAACTTTCACAAAACAGATTTAAACCAAACTTAATAGTTGACTCTCGTCAAAGAACAAAGAATAGATTTGAATCTGGATATAGAAATAGTTACTTGGGTATAATCATGGAATTGCGTGAACAAGTAATACGAAGAACAGACGGAACAGACGAATATCAGTTTTACATAACACTGGATATGCAAAACGTTGGATTGTTTCCATTTTGGGATTCAACACAAACAAAGTTTGTAGACGCACCGAATATGATCGGTTTACCAAAGAGTATATTCACATTCAGGGATCCAATTGAAAGTCCTTCTTCAATATGGGCAGGACCACCGTTCAATATAAGTTCACCAAAACAACGTGGTCTAGAAATAATGAGAGGTCCATTTGAACAGATACTTGATGAAAAGATCGCAGAATTAAACCAATATATAGATAGATGGTTTAAGGGTAGACTTCGCAAAAAGTTACAAACAATAGATCTTTATCTAACAACAGAACCTCGTCAAGATTTCAATCCTTTCGGAAATCAAGTCTTCACTAAAATGAATAGATTTGTTAAATTACCGTGAGTTTACTATATTTATCTATATGACACCATGTCAAGAACATATTACCCGTTTAGTTATACGTGAATACGTCAAAGGCTATCTCATGGAAGGAAAGAAACCTTCTGGTGGTCTTCGTAAGTGGTTCAAAGAAAAATGGGTAGATATTAGTAGAAAAACAAAGTCAGGTGGTCATCCTCCATGTGGTGCATCGGCCGGTACAAAGGCAAGAAAAGGTGGTAAACGAGCCTATCCTAAATGTGTACCAGCATCAAAAGCATCAGGAATGACCAAAAAACAAAAAAGAAGTGCAGTTACGAGAAAACGTAAGAAAGGAGCTACTGGTCGTGGCAAAGCAAAAATGGTTTCAACTTATCCAAAGAAGTAATCCAACATTCTATTGGATCATCGAGATAGTAAAGACAAAACAGTTCATTTTTTTGTTGGGTATCATAATCGGTATAATCGGTTTGTCTTTGTATGACAAATACCAAAGTGAATTGTTTCTTGCAAAAAATCAAAGAATTATAGATAGTTTGAATGTTGAAATCTCTGTAAAGAACAGAGAAAATGATGTACTAACTATCAAGGCAAATGAACTAGATTCCCTTTTAGAGAATCAGAAAAGTGATGTAACAAACATCATAAATAACTTCCCGTCTCAGCAAAGACCCGAAATAAAGAGTTCAGATTCTGCCGCTAAGTTTATTTTTGACTTCATAAGGAAATGATATGAAATTGTTATGGGTATTAATGATGATCTTATGTTCATCAGTTGCATACGGACAAAAAGACTCTGTTATGTGCTTATCGAAACCAGAGATTTTGATTCTTGCGAATAAGATTCAATTACTACAAGACTCTTCCAAATATAAGTCATCAATTATTTCGGCACAAGATAAATTGATAGGTGTTTATTCTGATAGAGTTAGTTTATTCGAACAACAACTGATGAATCGTGAACAAACACTTGATTTAGTAAACAGACAAAATGATCAACTAAAAAGACAAATCGAACATTTGACACCAAAATGGTATGATGATAATCGTCTTTGGTTTGGTGCTGGTGTTCTAACAACTGTTATAGTTTTTATTGCAACCCGATGAGTCATAACATAAGAGACATAATAAAACAAGAGTACGTTAAGTGTGCATCTGATCCTATACACTTTATGAAGAAGTATGCGAAGATTCAGCACCCTGTTCGTGGTAAAATCCTATTTGAATTGTGGAACTTCCAAGAAGATGTTCTCAAAGATTTTCAAAATGAAAGATACAACATCTGTCTAAAATCACGTCAGTTGGGTATCTCGACTCTTATTGCAGGTTACTCACTTTGGTTGATGTTGTTTCAAACAGACCAAAACATTCTCGTTATTGCCACCAAACAAGAAACTGCGAAGAATCTTGTAACGAAGGTTCGAGTTATGTACGATAATCTTCCATCGTGGTTGAAAACTGCGGTAGTAGAAGATAACAAACTCTCACTTCGTTTCAAGAATGGCTCACAGATAAAAGCTGTTTCAGCCGCAGCAGATGCAGCTCGTTCGGAAGCTCTTTCACTTCTCATTATTGACGAGGCCGCCTTCATTGATAACATCGAGGAAATTTGGGCCTCTGCACAGTCTACAATCAACACTGGCGGTTCTGCAATTATCAACTCGACTCCTAACGGGGTTGGTAATTTTTATCACAAACAGTGGGTTAATGCAAAGACTGGTAGAAGTGCCTTCAATCCAATCTTCCTTCACTGGACAGTTCACCCTGAACGTGACCAATCTTGGAGAGATCAACAAGACATCATTCTTGGTCCAGCACTTGCTGCCCAAGAATGTGATGGTGACTTCCTTTCATCTGGTAAATCTGTTGTAGATGGTAATATCATTGACTGGTATCAAAAGACATATATTACTGAACCAAGAGAGAAAAGAGGTGCCGAAGGTGCCCTTTGGATATGGAATGATCCAGACCCCAATAAGTCATATATGATTTCTGCTGACGTAGCCCGTGGAGATGGTAAGGACTTTTCTACATTTCATGTTATAGACATTGAAAATGTGGAACAAGTTGCAGAGTATCAAGGTAAGTTAGATACAAAATCTTTTGGTAATTTGCTTGTATCTATGGCAACGGAATATAATGATGCCCTTCTTGTAGTTGAAAATGCAAACATTGGTTGGGCTGTGATTCAACAAATAATTGACCGAGGTTATCCAAATCTTTATTATACATACAAAGAAGATGGTTACACCGATCCGTCAGTTCATATACCAAAAGGATATGACATCAAAGATAAATCACAGATGGTTCCTGGATTTACAAACAGTTCAAAAACAAGACCACTCATTGTCTCAAAGTATGAAATGTATTTTAGAGAACGTGTTCCAATTGTAAAGTCAAATCGTCTTGCAGAGGAAATGTTTGTTTTTATTTGGAACGGTGGTAGAGCAGAAGCACAAACTGGGTATAATGATGACTTAGTAATGGCATTCGCAATTGGATTGTGGGTGAGAGATACTGCCTTGAAACTACGTCAAGAAGGTATGATGAAAACAAAATTGGCATTGGATTATATGAAAAAATCAACACAGGTTTATAACTCTGCAAATGCAATTGATGCAAAGAAACAATCTGGTTGGTCAATGGATGCTGGTGTAAATAAACCGAATGAAGATTTAACTTGGCTCCTATAAATTGAGGTTATATTCAATTAGTAGATATTTATATTTATCGTGTAGTAATAAACAAACAGGTAACAAATGGCACAGAAGTCAATTTTCGATAGATTAAAAACCCTCTTTTCAACTAACGTTATCGTAAGAAACGTTGGTGGAAAGAAGTTACGAGTAGTAGATACTGCGCGTTATCAAGCCGATGGTAATCCACACACGTCAAAAGTAATTGACAGATATGGTAGGTTACACGGAACACGTGGAACTCCTATCTCTGTTTATAATCAGTATAACTCATTCTCTGCAACAAAGATTGACCTTTACACAGACTATGAGGCAATGGACACGGATGCCATTATATCATCTGCACTTGACATCTATTCAGATGAATCTACGCTGAAGAATGACATTGGTAATGTTCTTACTATCAAAACAGATAATGATAACATCCGTAAAATTCTTCAAAACTTGTTTTACGATATTCTAAACATCGAATATAATCTATGGCCGTGGGTTCGTAATCTTTGTAAGTACGGAGACCACTATCTTTATCTCGATATTAAAGATGGTCTCGGTGTAACAAATGTTGTTCCACTTTCACCATATGAAATGCAGCGTGATGAAGGAACAGACCCTGAACATATTTACATGACCAAGTTTATCTATGAAGGTCCACTCGGAAAGGGTGAATTCCAGAATTATGAAATTGCCCACTTCCGATTGATTGGTGACACAAACTTCTTACCGTATGGTAAGTCAATGTTAGAAGGTGCCCGTAAACTTTACAAGCAACTTGTTCTCATGGAAGATGCGATGTTGATTCACCGTATCATGAGAGCTCCTGAAAAACGTATCTTCAAGATTGATATTGGAAACATTCCACCAGCGGAAGTTGACCAGTATATGCAAAACATCATGAATCAGATGAAGAAAACACCTGTGGTAAATGAACAAACAGGACAGTATAACCTTCGTTATAATATGCAAAACATCTTGGAAGACTTCTATCTTCCTGTTCGTGGTGGTCAAGCTGGAACTGCAATCGAAACACTACCTGGACTTCAATATCAAGCAATTGAAGACGTTGAATACTTAAAGGGTAAGATATTTGCAGCTCTTAAAATTCCAAAAGCATTCCTTGGCTATGACGAAGGTCTCGAAGGAAAGGCAACTCTTGCAGCACTTGATATTCGTTTTGCAAGAACAATTGAAAGAATACAACGTATTGTTGTTTCTGAGTTGACTAAGATTGCAATCGCACACTTATATGCACAGGGATATGAGAATGCAGATCTTGTGAATTTTGAACTGAGCCTAACTGGTCCTTCTATTGTATATGAGCAAGAAAAAATTGCCCTGATGAAAGAACGAGTAGACTTGTCAAACTCTTTGGTAGAAGCAAAACTTCTTTCATTGAATTATATCTACAAGAACATCTTCAATCTTTCAGATGACGAGGCACAGTTTGAGCGTAATGAGGTTATTGAAGATCTTAAACTCAAATTCCGTCAAGCTCAAATTGAGAGCGAAGGAAATGACCCAGCGGTCACTAAGGAATCGTTTGGTACACCACATGATTTAGCTACAATGAATTTAAGTGGTGGTAAGAACGTAAGAAAACTAAATGATGTGGAAGTTCCAGAAGGAGGATGGCCAGGAGCAGGAAGACCACCTGAGCATGGTTCAACATACGGAACTGATGACAGTCCATTTGGTAGAGATCCTATCGGTAAGAAAGATATTTCAAAATCTATGTCATTAGATAAGAAAATATCTCATAATTATAAGGGTGGATCACCACTTGCCTTAGAAGGTCAAGAACTTTCAAAGGAGATGGAAAAGATGATTCAAAG